TATAATCCTCCTAGTTAATGAACGTAGTCTCTAGGCCGTCGACTATACGCGTCTACGTTCTAATTAATTGTATAGTAATTAATCTATACCCTCTTTTTAAAAAGAGTGCAAGGTATCCTTAGGCAAAAAATTGATTTTTTGATAGCGCTTAAGTGGCTATCGAAACTTCGGGCTTGGAGTCTTGAATCTGTTCAAGACGAGTTGCTTCTTCAAACTCTTTTGCAACAATATCTTTAACAACTTCCTGAATTTTTTTGTCGATATAACCCATATTTATATTATATCTGCCCTCCTTCAGGTGCTCTTGATGCCATTCGAGTTCCAAGGACCGTTTCATAGTGTATAGGTCTTGAGTCATTTATAACCTCCTCATAGGTTATCCATTTTCTCCTGGATGAATCACTAAATCCATCTTTTTCCCATTTTACAGTATTTTGTCCCAGTTTGTCAAGTATTGCTTTCTCAATAGCCACAGCATTATCCTCTGATTTTACAATAAAATCAGCAGCATAATCATAAGCTCGTATTTGAATTCTAAATTTTTTCATAATCACATCCATAAAAAAAGAGGGCGATCCGAAGACCGCCCTCTCAATATATATTAAATATTAAGTACCTTCAACGCCAAATATTCCTCTAGGGTCGGATACGCCGAAGACGTATCTTTCTCTAGCTTTGTATCTTACGTTTCCAGTCGAGAAATCACCTTCCATTTTGGTTTGGATAGGTAATCTTTCAAAATACTTCATTCCATTAGGAACGTCAGTAATAATGTACCAAGAATCAGTATCTGTTAGATAGTGATTTACTCTATAACCTTGAGGAACCATCCCCATGTTTTTTATAGCATTGATATCATTATCAGCTGTACCAGTTCTACCTTGAGATTGTAACAATCTGTCAGCATTAAATTGATTTTCAGAAGGAACAATCATTTTCATTCCTCTAGCTGCAATTTTTAAACCTCTTTCATCAGTCATTCCAGCAATGTCAATCAATGCTTGTTCTAATGATGTTTCGTTAAGGTCTGCTTGAGTTGATAACGTATTTTGGAAAGTACCAGCGATGATCGGATGCGCTGTGCTAAATAAAGAAACTGCATCACCTGAATCATAATTGTCTACTCCTGGTAGACCTTGATTCAACGGTGTTGCTGCTTTTATTTCTTTTGCATTCGCCATTGATCGCGCTAGTGCTTTTGTATAACGAGACGCGAGTCTGTCATACAGATTATCTTCCATTGCTTCTTCAGTTAAAGCAAATGCAAGAGCTACTGTTTCGTTAGTATATCTTGCAGTGAATGTTTCCTGAGCATTGTCAAAAGCAACTGCTGAACCTTCCGGTTTAACATATGCATTCGCAAATCCAGATAACATTACTTCTTCTTCAAAAGCTCTGTCAGATGATTCTTGAACATAAACTTCTTTATGTTCCTTATCGTATCTTTTGTATTCCAGGCCGAATAGTGCATTCAAACCTGGTTCTAGTTCTTTAACTAGTTGTTGTCGTGATATTGCCATGTTTTTATACTCCTATTAAGCTGCACCAGCAGTTCCAGAACCCCATAAATGTTCGCAAATCTGAACACGCCAATTTACATTAGCTGCTGTCAGATCGCTATTTTTTGGATCTCTAGAAACTCCTACTACTTTAAGTTGTGCTGGACCTGCTGCAAAAGTGTCAGCAGATTCGAGCGATGATACCCCGTTCGTAGTACTACCCGCATTTGACGCAATATCGCAACACATAAAAATGTCTGCTTGCGCTGAAGCACCTGTCGCAGCTGATTGAACTTCAAACATCTGGTAAGGGCTATCATAAATAAATGCTTCAATTGCGCCACTTGATGGTGGTGTAATTGAGCCTGGGTAATAGTTTTTGTACGTAGGTTTCAAGGTTGTTGGGTCAATGTAAAATGTTCCCCAGAATGCTCCAAGCAAAAGTACTTGCCCGGCTGTTGCTAGGTCTGCATATCCGGTCGCAGTAGCAAATGCTAACGAACCTTGATACAAAACACTGCCGTCTCCAGGTAGTATCTTATGTGAACTCATTCCAGTGGAATCATCTTGTTGGCCCATTGTCTTTAACGGTCTAAGACCGAAAGCGGCATCTTGATTAGCCATATAGTTTTCCTCCGTTGTCCATATTAATATGGACGGTTTATATTAAAAAATTCGTTGATACAGAACTGTTAAAAATTAACTTTTCTTACCACCGAAGGTTACACGTGAGCTCCTATCAACATTGATAGGCATGCTCGGGTGCTGATCCCTCAGAAGATCGGTTTTGACAGCTTCGTCTCTTTCCAATGCTTTATCAGCATAGAATTTTGAGCGAGCCTGTGCGATCTCTTCCGGCACTCTGGCCAGCAACAGGCCACCAACTCCAATGACGCCTTTGAATTTGCCGTCTTCAACCACCGGATAGCCTCCGTCCTTATATGTATCAGCTCTCACTAATTCATAACCAGCACGTAATCGACCTGCAACGTTCTTGGTATCTTGAAAACCAAGACTTTCAGTTCTTATCCATCGGTGCCTGAAGCCATCTGGCGCAGGCGGTGCATCTAAAGATGATGGTTCTTTCCATTCAACAGGACGCTTTTCAGCTTCTCTAGTTGTGGAAGCGCGAGGGGTTTTGATTACTTCTTCTGCAGCTTTAGAAGCTACAGTTAGTTTCTCTTTTTTCATATGCTCTCCTTCACGATATCTAATTGTTTCGCATATTCCTCAAGTGGCACATTTAATTTTTTAGCTATTGCTACTTGTGAAGATGTGAGTTTCACAGTTCTGCGACCTGATTTATACCCCGCTCGCGTAGCCGAAGCTACCTGTTGAACGGGTTTGGTCGTTTGTTCTGTATTACTATCAAACTTATGGGGAAATTCAAGTTTTATTTTGCGATCTAATTCCGCATAATAATCCTTGGATTGAGGATCGTAACCTTCCTCTTCCACCAGTTTTCTATGAATATCAAAAGCCGTATAGGTCATAGCATTATCTTTGCCAAACCACGCGTTTTCCTGTGCCCATTCGGTTGCCTGTGCATCAGGTGTCGGTGTGGGTCCAGCAGGAACGGTCATTCCTTCTTTTAATGTTGTACGTTCTTTTTCGACTTTTTGTATTTCTTCCCTATTGGTTTTTAAATCAGCAAGTTTTGCTTCTTCATAACCTAATTTAGCAATTTCTTTTTGAGCAAGTACTTCAGCCTTAATATCATTTGCTTCTCTAGCCGATTGTAACTTGGATTGAGCTGCAGTTGTGCTGGAAATAATCCGATCTTCCATTTCCTTGACATAACCACCGTCTAGTTTAGCCAAACGTGATTTCAGATCTCTTTGCTCAGTAAGAACGGATCTAGAATAAGTCAACGCAGCTTCTTTTTGACGTTCTGCTTCACGCATACGCTTCGTCAATTTAGAGATACGTTTCTTTACTCCTTCTCCATATTCTTCCAGTTCTTTTTCTGGTTCTTTTTTCTCTTCTTCTTTAACTTCTTCTACTTTAATCTCTTCAGGTTTCTCTTCCTTGACTTCTACTTCTTGGGCTTCTGTTTCTTTTATTGCTTCTTCAGGCAATGTCACTTCAGCACCAGGGCCACTGGTGTCAAGATCAATTGTCTTTTCTTCTTTTACTTCTTCAGATTTTTTCTTTTCTGGCATAGTTCCTCCTATGATTAATATTCATGCAAGATATCCTCTGGATTCTTGATGGTTGCTAAAACTTCATCGTCGTTTAGCAGACGTACTTCACCGCCTTCAATTTTTATTCTTGATCCCGCGTAACGGGCAAACATCACCCAATCACCTGTTTTACACCAGGGACCTTTCGGGTATCTTTTTGTATCCTTATAACAATCAGGTCCCATTACTAAAACATTTCCGCATTGAGAAGCGACCTGTTGCCTCTCTAATGTATCCTGTCCCAGTAAAAGACCTCCTTTGGTTTTCTCATTCATTTGAAATGGTAAAACTAAAAGTCTCCAACCCGTAGGCTGAGGGAGCTTGAATGATTCTTGGGTGACTTCTTTTTTGGAATTGCCTCCTAAAACTAATTTACGTTTTAGGTTTGGCTGTGATGTCGATAATGTTGTTTGACTCATCTTGCTCCTTATTTTTCA